TCATTGACCGCTGGCGGTGTAGCAATAAACACATCTGGTACGCAATCGGGTACGCATTACATTATGCCCAATGCTATCCCTGTAACTTCTATGTACGGGGCTTCTAATGTGCCGATCATTCAGAACTACCTGTATGTGTCTGATGTCAGCCGGTTTGTTTTTGCAATGGGTACAAATGATCTTGGATCAAGCATTCAAGACCCAATGCTGATCCGTTGGTCTGACCAGGAATCAGTGGTTAACTGGACTCCTGCAGCAACCAACCAAGCTGGTAGTGTCAGGTTGTCTCACGGCTCTAGCATCATTACAGCCATCCAAACCCGCCAAGAAATTGTGGTTTGGTCTGATTCTGCCGTGTATTCTTTGCAATACATTGGCGCGCCAGTGGTTTGGTCTAGCCAGTTATTGGGTGACAATATCTCTATCCTGAGCCAAAACGCTGTAGCCCAAGCATCCGGTGTGATTTACTGGATGGGTGTGGATAAGTTCTATTCCTACGATGGCCGCATCAATACACTGAACTGCGATTTGCGTAAGTTCATCTACCAGGACATTAACTTACAACAAGCTCAGCAGGTATTTGCTAGCACCAATGAAGGTTTTAATGAGGTATGGTTTTTCTATTGCTCGGCCAATAGCACGACCATTGACCGTTATGTGGTTTATAACTATGTAGAACCCAACCCAGCCGGCGGTAAAGGCATCTGGTACTACGGCACTATGGCCCGTACAGCGTGGCTTGATTCTGGTCTAAGGGATTACCCCATCTCTGCTAACGTGTTAAATGTTAGTACATCTACAAGCAATATTTTGAACCAGGAATATGGTTTAGATAACAACGAAACAGGCACTCCAACGGGCATTGAAGCTTATATCTCTTCATGTGAGTTTGACATTGACGACGGCGACAAGTTTGGTTTTGTCTGGAGAATGCTGCCTGACTTGACGTTCTCTGGCTCAGATGCCTCTCCTACACCTGAAGTTACTTACACCTTGTACCCCATGCAAAACTCCGGTTCTGGTACGGGAACCCCTGTCGCTAAACCTGTGGATAAATTAACGGGCGCTTCTTATACAGTGACGGAAGGCTTTACTGGCCAGATCAATACCCGCGTCCGTGGCCGCCAGCTTATTTTAAAAGTTGGTTCTAGCAATTTGGGAACAGCATGGCAGTTGGGATCGACCCGTATTGACATTAGACCGGACGGTAGACGATGAGCTACATCATTACGTCTGAGTATTTTGGTTAATGTTTACTTGATAACCCGCACCCGACAAAGAAAATCCTGAAGTTGTAAACGCTGTAAAAGCCGTTTCTGGCATTGCCGATTGAGTATTGTTTGTGTCTAAAACTGTACTTGTTCCACGAGCAGTATCAAATAAAGCGTGTTCATCAAGCGTTGTTCTGCTTTTAATCCAAACCAACCCACCATTTGCTGATGTGTTAATACCATTCGTAATAGTCTGGGTGGAGCCGTTACCGGTATAAAGGTACGTTGAGAACACATCCTCAATGTAGTTAGGCACATTACCCTGCGTGGGCCAGATGCCTTGCTTGGTGTATTGCAATGCTTGCTCGACTGTCCACACACCGGGAGCCGCACCCGTTTCGTATGGGCCTGCGGGTAACACAGGATTTTTGGTAATCAGACCGCCAGAATATTTCGTGCTCATGTTTTATTCCTATGCAATGGCAAGAAAAATGTAGCTTGCGGCATTTGTGTTAATAGCCGCCAAGATTGAAGCATTAACAGCAAACCCTGTTGAAACTGTTGTGACAGAACCAAGTGTTGCGGTTTCAGCCGCTGTGCTATTTAAAAGCAAATACGGGTCTGTCAATGTAGTCATGCCACGGGCCGTGTCGTATACATACCAATCAGCAGTTGCGTTTGATTGCCTAATAAGAACAAATCTTGCACCACTCGTAAACCCGCAATCAATAGTTTGTGTTGTGCCGTTGCCTGTATAAGTTCCTACTTTACTTACACCAGCGCAAGTTGCAAATAAGTAGGCTACATAAGTTGAACCAGAACCATTTGTTCTTATGTTGTCCCCTACTGTAAAAACAGAAGCGGTTGGCGCTGTACTATTCCAAATTGTTGAATCTAAAAGCGGAGGGTCTGTTTGATTGATTTGTAAATAATAGTTATAACCAATTGATGGTGTTCCTACAATCCAGTCTCTGCTTGAAGTCCTTATTTTTACAATCATCAACGTGGGTATAACGCCCAAATTATGTGTAATTGTTGTACCAGCAACTGAATTTCCTGAATAACAAACCATATCAAAGAAGCTGGGGGCACGACCAAACAGCCAATATATTGGGCGTAAGCTATAGCCAGACCAAAACGCGTTGTCAATAAGCGCCGTGTTACTTTGAAGACTTTGGTAATTACCAGCACTGCTTGATGACTCAGCACTTGGAAGGTTGGGTTGAATAATAGCACTTTGATTTACTGTTGGATTACCCCGCAGCCTGTCTATTGCCTGCCTGTTGTATGGGCCCGAACCTGCTATTGTGCTAAGACTTAAATCAACTGGGAAATTTGTTGTGGCTGTATACGGGCTAGTCTGACCTGCCGGAGGGTAATTTGGGCTGAACACCGTTGTACCCACAGTAGGCACTTTCATCGGGCCTCTACGAATGGCTATGTAAATGACGGTTGCGCCTGTGCCATAAAACCCCGGCTGTACAGTAAAACCTGTTGGTGTTGGCCTTATATAGCTAGTTCCATACGAAACTTCTGCGCCAGATGTAGAGGGGTTTAGATATACATTATTCGTGTAAGACATTTCCCGCATCGTGTCAAACATAAGCCATACCGAACCTGATGTGCTTTGCATCAATATCCATTGAGGCTCGTATCCTAATGTAATTGTGTCAACACCGCCACTTCCAGTATAAGACCCACACGAAATCACATTGTCTGTACCAGCCGCCCCAAAGCCTCCTGCGTCATGGGCGAACAAATACACCACATATGTGTAACCATTAACATTATTATTGCCACCAACAGTAAACTGCGTTGATGTAGGTGCTGTATTGCCCCAATTCGCTACTGCATTGGTTTTTGCTGTTGTTCCATCCAGAATCATGTAATAGTTCTGAGGAGATGCGTCCATAGACCTATGATAAACAGGCCAATTTGTAGCGCCAGATATTCCTTTAACAATCATGCAACCCGGCACAGAACCAAGACTGTGATTGATTGTTTGTGAAGCCGCACCATTCCCCGTATAAGTCACAATATCAAAAAACTTTGGTTGCTCTCGGAATGTCCATGAGACTAAATTATTTCCAGAACCGTTTTGAAACGCATTTGACCCCATTGTAAATCCGGTGGTATTAAACGACGTCAAAGAATTTGCTCTACTGTATGAGGCGCCAGTATCAGAACTTGCTAAGGTATTTAAAGCACCTCTTACAGTATCAAACAAATAGGGGCCACCAGCGCCAGCATTTGTTCCGCTTCTTACAGCTTGCCAAACCAATCCGCCATTAGTAGCTAAATCAATGCCATTGGTTATAGTCTGTGTAGAACTGTTTCCCGCATAAAGGTAAGTGCTAAACACATCTTCAATGTATTGAGGCGCTGTAGGTGTAACACTATTACTTGCCGCACTTGGGGAACTCTGACCCGCCGCAGTAGTTGCTGTGACTGTGAATGTGTACGCTGTACCAGCAGTTAAGCCCGAAACCGTAATAGGTGAAGATGCGCCTGTGCCCGTAATACCACCGGGGCTTGATGTGGCTGTGTACCCAGTGATGCCCGATCCCACATATGTAGGAGCCGTAAACGTGACGGACGCATTCAAAGCACCAGCCGTGGCAGTGCCAATCGTAGGAGCGCCAGCAAGCGCAGGCCAACTGCCCGAAGCCACACCTTGCATAAACTGCTGTTCAGTCCATACACCTGATGCTGACGAAGTGCTTGTCGTTGGCGGCGTTGAAGAAAGGATCGCGCCTTTGTAGCGTTTGGACATCTTATTGAGCCTTCTCTAATCGTTTACGGGCAAAGGTTGCATTGCGAGCTTCACGCATTTTTGCCAGCACTTCAGGGCTTCTGTTTAATGCAATCTGTTTCATTTTTTCACGACTCTCAGCAGAACGCTTTTGACCCAAATGAGCAACGCGCATTTTTTCTTTGGTTTCAGCAGTAAGCACTTTACCCAGCTTGGTTTGACGAATTTTTTCCAAGGTTTCTGGTGAGTGCTTACGACCAAACATACCATTTTTGTCGCCAAAGATGCCAATAGCACCAAGGCCCCCAGTGCAGATGTTGTACCCGTTTGGCTTTAATGTGTTGTACGCATCAATTGCCTTACGCTCCATTTCATAGCAGTACTCTTGCGTTGATGTTAGCAAAACCTGAAGCGTAAATTTATCTCGACCATATTTTTGTATGGCGTTTTTTATGATGGACTTGGTTGGCGTTTTAGAGCAGGCGTGAGCATTCATCCGAGTGTGAGGATTTTTAGTCACGCCGATATACACCATGTCGTTCACGGTGTTGGTGATCCTGTACAAATGCGCCACGTTAGTCATAAAACTATGAAATCACCTCATATGAGATGCTGTATGTAATTCCACTGGCTGTACCAGAGGTAACTGTAATGGATGTGCCCTCCATCAAGTAGATGGCTGTGGTCTTGTCAGTCACAATCAATGAAGCGTTAGCAGGCACTGAAACTGTAGACACAATCGGATAACCTGTGCCGCCCGATGGAGCAGAACCTTGAGCAACTGCGCCATTGGTATAGATAGACACCGTGGCGTTTACAGCGGATGAGCCGTTCACGTTAGCCGCAACGATCTGATTGATCTTGAAGACCTGACCGCTGGACGCGGCGTTAGGCAACAGAACAACCGCAGATGTACCGCCGGGTGTGTAGTATGTGGTTGTGCCGGAGGCTGTGGTCGCGGCTAAGAGGTTAGGATTTGCCATGATGGTTCCTTAGATACTGAAGATGAAGTTGAGCATGGTGGCTTTGGCTTGAGATACACCAGAAGCCGCAGGAG